GGTCGATGGCGGCAAGTTCAGGGACGCCACGGCAGTCCATGATAGGACGACGGGTGCGTTCACGGCGATACACGACGAACGGATACTTGCCGTGTGCGTAGCCAAGCAGTTCGTGCTTTGCGAAGCGTTCCGTACCGGCGATTGGGCAGAAGATAGTCTGATAGATGCCCGGGATGTTATCCTTGTCCAGAAGACGAGAATACGAGTAGACGACTTCGATGAGGTTGTCGTTGCGGTTAATCTGATAGTTCAGCAAGGCCGCATTGGGGATGATGTTCGGGTCGTTGTAAGCGTTGTTCATCCCGGCCGTATTGATGGCTTCCTCGATGAACTTCTTGTCCCAACCGTCCATTTCCGCCATGTGACGCAGTTCGAGTTCGGTCATGAACGTGCGGCGGAAGACCACACGGGCGTTCTGAAGGTCGATGGTTTCAGGAGGGAACGAGATTTCATCGAACGGCTTGAGAGCCACGACCTTGGGCAGATTCTTCGAGACATACTGCTCAGGAAGGTTTGCGACTCCGGTTTCACGCATCTCACGGATGGCACCGATGACGTCTTTCACGGCCATGTCCTTCAGGTACATCGTGATGAGGTCGGCGGCATACTGTTCCTTCGCCGGGTCGGCGATGGCGTCCATCAGCCCGGCAAGCGGGCTGGTCGGGTCCTGCTGTGCGGCCATCTGGGCCAGCGAAGCAAGTTCATCGGCACGGACGACCTGATAGCGAGTGCCCATTTCCTGCTCCCAATAGACATGGGCGGCAGACCAACCATACTGCTGGGTGTAGTTGGCGAGCAGTTCGGCTTCGTTGCGGAGTTCCGGGCGAATCTTGTTCACCAGCCAGTTCATCAACACGTTGCCACCGGCCGAAGGACCGTTGTCATTGAGTTCCGTGCCGTTGATGCGGATGTTGCATCGGTCGAACGTCGTCATCAGCGTGGCGACGATTTCGTTGATGGTGTTGTCGACAAGACGAACACGGACGTCGGACGCACCCTCGAACGGGAACGCCGGGTCGCCGTCAGGACGCATGTCGCTGTGCTTCTTGCCGTCGCCGGACTGGCCTTCCCAGCGGGCAAGACGGATGTTGTCGTTGTCGATGACTCGGGCCGTGTTGGACCCGTGGTTCAACGAGCGTTGAAACTCATGGTACAGGTAGCCTACGTCCGGCTTGCCGGTAGAGTAGACAAACTTGTCCTCGTTATGACTGTCGTTCTTCATTAGTAGATAGGTGTTTGGTAAAGTCGTCCCGGTGGTATCTCCGGTGGTTGCCCTTGGTACGATAGGTGCGTACCTTGCCTTGGTCCGCCATCTTTTCGATGACTTTCCTTCCGAATCCGGTCATGTTCATCGCTTGGGAGCGAGTGAGTAGTGCGGGTGGTTTTAGCATGTCAGTAAGAGCCTCCTCCGTAGGAACGCATGGCGTTGTTGCCCTGATACTCAGGGTCCATGACCATCAGGTAGCGAAGGCAGTCGACCGGGTCCTTGGTGGCTCCCTTGTCGCCGTCCTTGCCCGTCCATTCACGAAGGCAGTAGATTAGGTTCTGGCAATCCTCGGAAACGTAGAGTTTCGGGTGGTTTATCGAAGTAAGAGGCTGGGACTGGTCGTAAGCGAACCCGTCGTTAATCATCGCCACACCTTGTTCAATGCGGATACCAGCGGCCGGGCGAAAGTGCATAGGTGCTTCACCCGAATCCAGAAGTTCGATAAGTGATACCCCGCCATCGTCCATAGAAGCCTTGGACCCTCCTGCACGGGGGTCGATGAAACGCTCGCAGATTTCTTCGTCTCCTTCGAGTTCACGGACGAGGGTCTTGTAATCTTCGATAGAACGGCCGGAGTTGTTACGTTGTCCAGAGCCCGCTTTACCGTCCGGCGAGGAATCTGGCATCGCCCATTCTCCTTCAGAAAGGTCCGGCCATTCCCGGTAGACGTACATTTCGCCCGTTTCCGAGACACGGAGCCAGAGCATGAACCAGTTGCGGGCTCCGGCCGGGTCGATGACCATGTAGTTTGTCCCTTCTTTCGGGACTTTGTCCGGGGCGATGATGTTTGCGTCCGTGAACCTCGGGAATTGGTTTCCTGCGACGTTGTCTGCCCAGCCGTATGCTCGGATTCGGATTTCATAAGGTTTTTTGCCCTCCAGCATCTTCCGTAACTGCGAAAATGGGTTGTAAGGGTTGAGTTGAGAGTGGAACCACATCACGGCCGCACTTCGGCCATGGCAACGGCCCTTGTAGGGCATGGTTCCGGCTGGGGCACCGCCGACATGCACTCCGGGCCCGAGAAGTTCGGCTTTTCTGAACTCCGTGAACTTGCATCCGGAAACGTACTCCTTGACGACCGGGCTGTACCCGTGAATCGGAGTGAAAGTGATGGCCAACTTGCCCATACGGGTGACGATACGGTAGCGGAGCGTCTCGACCCAGTCCAGGGGCACAAGTTCGTCGCACCAGATGAAGTCGACCTCGCCGCCTTCGATGACCTCACGCTTCTGTGCGTAGTTCATGAAGAAGCATTGGCTTTTGTTCGGCAGGATGAACGTGCCGTCAGAAAACCCGTTCTTCTGCGTGTACTGGACGTTCGTAATCTTGTTTTTCCGCAGTTCCTTGTACTCGGATGGCAGATACTTGTAGACCACGTTTTGTTGCATCTCGATAGACGACTTGTTGGTCGTGTGGAGACACCAGACACGGGAGTTCGGCACGTTGATAAGCGTCTGCACGACACGCTTTGCGGCCCATTCGGTCTTGGACGCACGATTGCCGCCTAGGACAAGCAGTTCATTCTGGTCCTTGAGCAGTTGGTCGGCTTCCTTCCAATGCGGAAGGTCGAATCCGTGACGATACGGGTCTAGTTTCTCGGCCAGAATCTTGTCCTCACGCAAGGTAAGGAGTTCAGCCGTCTTTTCAGCCCCGAACTTCTCCGTCAACGACTTGATGTCGTCGACTGACGGTGCGACAAGCACCGGATGAGGAGTCGGGATAAACGTCATGCTACCGGTAGAGCGTTCTTTTTGTCGTAGTTCATCGTCACCTTGCCAAGGCTCGCACTCTTGGCAGAATTGTAAGCCTTTTCCGGATTCTTCTCTCCCATCCAAAGTGCGTTCTGGTAGGCTTTACCAGCCGGAGACGTGTCCAGCGAACGGCGGTCAATGAGAGACTCACCGGGCATGTCGGCTTTGAGTGTAAAATCTTGGAAACCGTCAGTCACTTTACGGACATGCTCGATTCCCATGAGGAAGTTAGGCTGGTAGTTTTCGCCACGAACGGCGGCCTGAACCTCGTTACGCTTGAAATGCACGGCCAGTTGGTCGTATTCCATGCGGGCGGCTTCCCGGGCACGTCTAGCCGCACCGTCGATGGTGGCGTCACCCATAGTCTCGACATCTAGACCAGCAACTTTTGAGGCCGCCCTTCCAAGCACCTTTCCGGCAAGAGGCACCCTTCCGATGGTCGCATTGATGACGTAGTCACGCCCGGTGGAAACCGGGTCAAGAACTCCACCGGCAAGTCCCTTTCGGTTCAACTGATTCTTGAGTACTTTTCGTTCGGTGTTGGCGGCTTTGTCGGCAACCTGTCTGGCGATGTTTTCCTCTACCGGGGTAGTCTCACGGAGATACTCGTAAGCAGGGACCATCTTATGCTGGATGTCGCTCCATACCTTTACCGTCGACAGCCGTAGGTCCTGAGTCTTGACCTTGCCGTAGCCTACGGCAGGACGGATGCTATTCTGGTCGACAATGCCTAGCGTAAGGGTGTCAATCGTCTTCGCCAAGAAGCCGGGCTTGTAATCAAGCGGTTCGGCTCCTTCCGGATACTGAGGCCCCTTCTTTTCAAGTTTTTCAGCCATGGTAGTTACCAAGCCTTGCAAGACCAATAACGAGCCTTCGTCTTGGGTCCGGGGTTATCGCAGTTATGACGGGCACGGAAGTTTGACCTCCGGCCGGGAATGTGTTTCTTGATGCTCATGTTCGGGTCGCCGAAGCGAACGACGATTACACGGCCTGACGGGTTCTTCACATAAACAGCCGACTTCTTCGGACCACCCGGGGTCTTGAAGGGCTTGTTCAGCGTCACGCTTCTGCCTTTGTAATCTGCCATGTCGTCAAGGATGTTCCCCGTGGAACAATCGGTCAATCACCAACGCCCCGGGAACCGGGGGTGACGGGCGGCGACCAGACGGTCCCCGTCCCGACGCAGGGGAACGTCCATACCAATCCGGAAGTAGTCGGAGTCCCGGACAATCACCGGCTGGTTCTTGCCGTCGACGTCAACCATGATAAGCCGCTTGTTGCCATACTTGCCGACCACTTTGCCCTCGGCCTTGTACAGCGGCTCGTTCTTGATGACCACGACTTCTTCGTCCTTAAAACCAAACTGAGCCATCAGTTTCGCAAGGCCCTCCTCGGTCCAGACGACGTCCCAATACTTCTTCTGACGCTTGCTTGGGACCTTCGACCAATGCTCGTTCTCCGTGAACATCCTCCGCACTTCAAGCAACTGCTCACGGCTTAATCCCAACTTCTCGCAAATCTCTTTCTCGGTCATGGTTCATTCCTTATCCGCTAACAGAGCCTTTAGGTCAAGCAATAATCTGCACCCCCAGCATCAGTTCTTCTTCTAGCATCAGACCCCACATTCATCCGTGCTTGACACACCCCCACCGTCCCTCCCCTCATACTCCCCTCCTCACGCTCGCTGACGCTCGCTTCTTTCGATGACAGTTGGACAAGGCAATCTAGACTCCTGACGCAAGCCAGCCCAACCCGGTCATTTGGGACTAAAAAGGTCAAGGGGGTGGACCCGTTCGGGCAGGGCGGGCTCCGGGCTAACGGGCTCCCCCCCCCGGGGGTGGGGGGTGGGGGTTTGGAGGGGTTTAGGGGCCGGGAACCGGGGGAACCCCTAGGGGTAGGGGGTAGGCCCGGGTCGACCGCAACCGCCGGGCGACCGGGGCAACCGGGCAAACCGGGGGCAAACCCTTTCCTTCCGGTGCCGGTGGGGGTGGGGACGGGTTGCCGGTGGGATACCGGTCCGGGATTGGCCCTTGACTTCCGGCCGGAGCCCGGAGCCGGGCGGCCGAGGGGTGGGGGTAGGGGTGGGGGCTAACTCCGGGGGCCCGGTCGGCTTGCGGAAGTATCAGCCGGACGGCCTAGCCGGGCCGAGGCGACGGGTCCGGAATCCGGGGGTGTCCTAGGTCAGGCCCTCCGGTCAAACGGGCTCCTAGGGCAAACCCGGGCCTACTTTTTCCGGCCGGACCGGGCCAAACCGGGCCGGGAGGCATCCGGGCACAAAAAGGGCCCCGGAGGTCCGGGGCCCGTAGGGCGGCCTAGGCGGCCGGGGGCTTACTTGACCAGCCGGGACGGGTAGACGACGAACCCGAGGCCGAGGGAGTCGACGGACGCCCGGACGCCGGTGGACTCCCGGAACCGGTGGGCGACGACGGCGGCCTCATCCCGGTCGTCGAGGGTCAGGGCCGGGACCTCGGCCCCGAACATCCCCCGGCCGGAATAGCCGTCGAGGGAGTCGTCGCCGTAGGCGTCGAAGTCGAACCCTTCGGCGTCGGCGGCGTCCCGGAGGGCCTCGGCCGTGCGGGTCCACCGGGGCGAACCCGGGAGGACTTCGGCGGCGAGGTCGAGGGCCGTCAGCCGGGCGGCGAGGGCGGCGGCGAGGTCGGCGGCATAGGACTGACACGCCTCGACGGCCGACCGGACGACGGCGAGGTCCTCGGAGTCGACCGGGGGCTCGTCGTCGAAGGCGACCGGGAGGGCGGCCGTCAGGTCGGCGAGGACCTCGGAGGGGTTGCGGGTGATTCCGGTGGGCGAGGCCGGATGATTGTCGCCCTTGGATGCGGGTTGCATAGGACCGCCCATCAAGGCGGGGCTTGCCCGGGTGTCAATCCTCATCCGAAAAGGGCGCCGGAGGCGACGAGCCGGGGCACAAAAAGCCCCCGGAGGTCCGGGGGCGAGGGAGGGGGCTTGTCCGGTGTCCGGTGTCAGGTCCGGCGGCCGGGCGGCCGGGAGAATTGCCGGAGGCCGAGGGCGGCGTCGCCGATTGCCCGGCGGCCGGGACAGCCGGAGGTCGTTTGCCCGAGGGCGAAGTCGGCGGCCATCAATTCCCGGGCGAGGTCGAGGGCGAGGGTTGCGTTGAGGACCCGGCCGACCTCCGGGTTGTTTTCGGCGAGGACCTCGAACCGGGCACCGGGGTTGCACGGGGCGACGGCTTCCCGGGAGGCAAGGTCGGTTGCCCGGATGAAGTCGCATCGAGCCGACCGGGCGAGGCGAAGGCGGGCCTCGGCGACGGCGACGGCCTCGTCGGCTTCCCGTTCAAGGGAGTCGAGGACCCGGTCGGCTTCCCATAAGGCGGCGGCATAAACCTCGCCGACGGCGGCGACGGCGTTGACGGCTTCCCGGAAGGCCGGGGATTCGGCTCCGGTGGGGAGCCCGGTGGCGGCATAGGCGTCGAGGGCCGCCCGGAGGCGGGCGGCGGCGGCGGCCCATCCGGCGGGCGGGGTTGCGGTTGAGGTGGCCGAGGGCGAGGCGGCCGGGGAGCCCGGGGTTGCGGGATGCATAGGACCCGCAATCAAACCGGGGCCGGGGGCGAGGTCAAGCCCTATCCGGCAATAGCCCAGGCGTGGGGCTCCGGCGGCCGTCCGGGCGAGGACCGGAAAAGGGGGAGGGGTAGGGTTCAGGCCGCCCGGTCAAACGGCTTCCTAGGGCAACCTCGAAAGGGTTTTTTCGGCCGGGAAGGGCTAAAAGCCCCTTTTAGCCGTCCGGGCACAAAAAGCCCCCGGAGGTCCGGGGGCGGGTTTGGCGGGCTAGGGGGCCGGGGCTATTCCCACGGGTCCGGGGCGGTGCAAGTCTCCGAACCGGGGAAGGGTTCAAGGGAGAGTTCGGCGTCGACCTCCGGGGCGGCCGAATAGGCCGGGCGGGCCTTCCGGGTCCCGCCGTCCGGGGTGGGGTAGGTCGTCCCGGGGAGGGTCAAGCCCATCCGGGCGGCGGCTTCCCGGGCGAGGTCGAGGGTTGCCGGGGATGAGACGGAAAGGGCGTCGACGCAAAAGTCGTCGACCTCGCCGGGGAGGGCGAAGGTTGCCCGGAGGGTTTTCCGGGTCCAAGTCCAACCGCCTTCCTCCGGGCCGCCG